ACTTGTTCTTGCGAAGTATATTGATTTACACCTTCAAGATTCAGTTCAGCAGCAGTTACTGGGGCAACAAGACCCAGAGTAACAGAAGCAAGCATTAGTCGTTGAAAATTTTTCATATAGTTTTGTTTAATTTAAAAAATACATTATTTAAAGCTCTCGCTTCAAGTTGAATTTTATGACAAATGTTTCTTTTTGTCAAGGGGAAGGGACAGATTAAATTCTGTCCCACATGAAATTTAGATCAGTTTAGGACTTGGATCCTTACGGGAGCAATCCCTGAACTTTTCATACCAATAGCCTCTGCAGCGGTTTCAGAAAGATCAATGATCCTACCACCAACAAAAGGTCCCCTATCGTTAATTCTTACGGTAACTGATCTCCCATTATTTAAGTTTTCGACCCGGACACGAGTGCCAAAAGGAAGAGACCGATGGGCTGCGGTCATAGTACCTAGTCTATAAATTTCACCATTTGCGGTTCTATTACCATAAAACCCTGGCCCATAAAAACTAGCTTTGCCACGATAAACACTCGCCAATGGCATTTTATAATCAGGGAATTTATGCTCAAATTTAGTTTCCCATTCGGTTTTTGTATTGATTGATGGGTTAACAAATTGAGATACAGAAATGGCCTGGGATTCAATAGGAGCAAAAATAGTGGCCCCAATTGCACCACAGGCTACAGTCGTTAGAATTTTTTTAGAAAAAAGCATTAATTTTAATTGAACTCTACATCCGGATTGATGTCGTGGCATTACCTGTTCTAAAGGCAACATCTCCGGCTCTAATTCACCTGATTCATAATGAGGAAGTATTTAGGAACCAGGTGAATTCACTACGTTAGCACGGGTCTGCCGATCTGTCAACCCCCCTGACCAGAAGAGCCAATAACGCTGTTGAAATAAGGATTATAATTCGTAATTTGTTCCACTGATAATTCAGAACCCTTATTTTCCCAGAAGGCCTTTAACCCCTCATAAGAATTTTTATGAAACGTTTCTACATGATCCTCATGTATAGTAGAGCCTAATTTTAAATTATATAAAAATAACGGCACGGAAAAAATTGCTCCTGCGCCATAGATCAAATCATCTGCAACTGCTCTGGGTCGAATATCTTGATCTAGTTTATATTTACCGTCTCTACAATGAAGATCGATTAGTTTCTTGGCGTATCGTCTTGTTATGGCATAACAAGCCGTAGAAAATTCATTCATTTGATGTTTGTGAATTTGCAAATGAATGTCCCCAGTGCAGATGATTGCCATTTGTAAACAATCCCATGCGTAATTTACCCTTGATAAAAATTCTTGCCAAGTAAAATTCCAGCAATTAGCAATAATTAGACAATCATCCTCCATAAAAATCGCATAAGGACTATCACTATTATCATACCAATGCTTAATTGCCTTGAGATGACTTGTCAGACATCCAATCTCGGCTGTTGTGACGTTATCAGGATACTTTCCTTTAATAATGTCGCCAAGGTCATCGTTTCTGCCATCATAAGCAGAAATTCTTGTATAGTTTTCTATTTCCCAGTACTTAAACTGGGATTCCATAAATTCTCGTCTTTCTGGTTGGTCGTCTAGGTTAATGTAATAGACCGGACCAAAATTATTAAGTTTATAAACCGATTTGTTTCTATCCATTATTGTCGCATATAAAATTGTATTCAAAAGTTTTTATTAAAGGTTATCCAACATAGTAACAAATAAAAGGGAGGATTTTAATGTCTCCATTATACTTGGAAATTTCCATCAAAAATTTAAAATCCTCCGCATTGTCATTACAGAAAACAATATTGTTTTCATTGAGAAAACTAGTATTAGAAGCAAAGGAAATTCCCACATGGTTTTGAATAAGTGTATTAACATCAAGAGGGGGTATTATGTTTCCGTTATTATCCATTCTAAAAACATAACAATCATGATATTCTTTTTTAATCTCATTCTTAAGAATTTCAAGATAATGTTTAGAAATAGTATCGTCATCATCAAGAAATCCTGTCCATTGATTCCTTTGATTTATTAAAGAGATGATTTTATTTCTCACTTGTCCTGCATTACCATGAAAAGAAAAAGTTCCTAGTTTTTGAGGTAAATAAAAATAAGTAATTCGGTCATCTTCAATAAGAATATTTTTATCAATTTGATCCTCATTCAAACCATCAAATCCTACATAGGCTCTCCAATTGGGATTTGTCTGATTTATGAGAGATTCAAGAGATTTCTTTAAGGTTAGTCTGCCAACACTTGGGATTATAAAGTCAATCATAAAAGGTTAAATTTTGTTTTACAATAATTAGATTCTTTTAATATAAATTCTTCTTTGTTATCAATGCCACTTGAAATACTATCAGGATGAATTCTATTGGATACCAGTATATCATCAAAATAAACTGGTTCACCATATTTATTTCGCATATGATAGTAAAAATCTAGATCCATTAGGTAAACAAGATTCTCATCAAATTGGACATCAATTTCGTTTTTAAAGGCAATAACAGAAGGAGAACTAATGGTATTCACGCCATCTAAAAGATTATCATTAAATCTCGGAAATAATTCCCAGAAAAAGGAATTACCATTATCTATTGTGTGATTTGTTCCACAAAGAAACCACATTTTTTCTGGATTTCCAGAAAGATTATAATAAATTTTTTCTAATGCCTCATCATCATAAAAAAAATCATCCTGAAACATTGGTTTAATGATTTCCCCTTTGCATTGAGAAATAGCAGAATTTATATTAGCAGGACTGTTCCCTATTTTCTCTGCATTTTTAAAATAATTAATCTCAAACTTATCTTGAAACTCTTTTACCTTCTCTAATAATTCATCTGTTTCACTGTGATCAGAAATAACAACCTCAAAATCAGTAAAGGTCTGTATTTCAATTGTTCTTAGAAGATCATCAAGAAATTGGAAACCTTTTCCATGATAATGATAAGTTGGAATTGCAACGGATATTCTAGACATAATTTTTTACACAAATAGGATCATAAACTACTTCACATTGCGTATATTTTAACCAATAATTTTTTAATTCTTCTTCATCCATTGATCCTAATTTTCTCCAGTGGCTTCCCATAAATTCTGGAAAATTTGTATTATCATAAGCAAGTTTTCCATTCTTTACTTTTTTGATAAATTGAGGAAAACTTCTATACTGATAATGTCTTATTCCGATAACATTAGATACCCTCTTTCCTGGATGATTTCTAATATTATGATTACCCATTTCAAGTTCATACCCTTCTGAATAATTAAACGCAACAGCAGAAAATGAATCTGAATTTGTCTTACGATAAACCATTCTTTTTATGAAATTGGGTTCATTAAAATTATCAAGAATTGTTGGAACGAAATCTATAGATTTAGCAACAAAAATATCTGCATCAATTGTTTTTATCGCTTCACCTAAAGTCTTATCATTATCGAGAGAATACCAAATTTCATCCGCATCAATTGGAATAACGTAGTCCGCTCCCATCTGGAAACATTCCCTACTCCAACTATTCATTTTAGCTGATTGATAATAACCAACTTCATCATCACAAATTAGAGTAATTTTGTGTGATTCTCTCCATTTTATTTTCTGAATAGTCTCATAGGTTCCATCTGTTGATAGATTGTCCGCAATAAAAATTTCATCAATATCTTGAGACTGGAGATAACGAATGTTTGCTTCTATTACATCAATCTCATTTTTTACCATTAAAAGGGCGAATACTTTTTTTGTCATACTCCACCTATAGAATCATAAACATGCCTACCATCACCCAAATGATAAACAATTCTTTTTTCTAATGCGGCTGTATATAATTGATTATCTTTATAAAAAATACCAACATCTTTTTCACTCATGCCAATACACTTTTCTAATTTTTTATATGCAGAAAATCTAAAAACGTTCGGATTATAAGTAAAACCAGGCCAACCATTATAACCAGGAATCATTACTCTAAATGCACAATCTGTCCCTTTTTCGTATAACTCATCGTGAGTCGGATGGGGAGTATCTTTTCTAAAGGTTACTTGAACAAGATTATCATATTTTTCTAAAATTTTAATACTGGGGGTAATAAAATCATACTCCTCAAATCCCCAATCGTCCTCGCAATGAAAAACATACTCTGTCTCTACCTCAGAATATGCTCTATCTATGCTACCAGCCTGTCCCAATTTTTCTCCATTCAGTAAAAGAGTCCACCCTTTAAGATAGCCATTTTGATTATCTTCAGTTAGCCTAGAAAAACACTCGCCATTCACAGAATCATCAACAAGAATCTTTTTGGGAATTTTACTTAAAATTTCACTAGGAATTGATTTAATAGTTCTTTCTAGTAAATCAAGTCTATTACAACTTGTGAGAACCATTGTTACGTTATCATACATTTAATTACTCTCCTTTTCTTTTTTGATTGACCCAAAATTCTTTCCAAGTTGGATCTAATTTATCATAAATGTCATCGCGCTTTAAAGATTCTGGCCCAAAAAATCTACCTTCAAATAAGGCAGCGTCATCATAAAGGGCAATGTGATCTGCAAATATACCACATAAATCAGAATAACTAGGTCTTTGCCAAGCAAGATGTGGGCGAATTATGTAGCAGTTAATGTCTTTTTGGATTTCAGCAAAAAGAACATCATTTGTTTTATTCATTTTTGATAATGTATTTATTGCAAGATCATAAACCGTGTTCTTAACAGCATAACAATGTAGTGCCAAAGAATAAGAAACTTTAAAGACATTATCTGCCATAAAAGTAAGCTCCCCTTTTGACCAGGGGTTATTACCAGCATGATTACCACCAAAAAGAATAACATCCCAATCGTCTGGAATTCTAGAAAAAATTTCAGAAAACTTAGAATTTAAATTTTCATCAAATTGAACATCATCCTCAAGGATTAAAATGTTATCTAAGTTTTTTTCTTTTGCTTTTTGGATTATTCCTCTATGAGAATAAATTGCCCCGACTTGTCCTGGATTTAAGTTGGGAAGTGAATCTAAATTATTACCATCAAATGCAGAAAATCTTTCTGCAATAAGATTATGTTTTTTAAATTCTTCTTGACATTCTTGCCACCTATCAGTTCTTCTATCAAGATTAATACAATGAATTTCTTGAAAGTAATCGGTTAAAGTCATTATTTTTTAATAAAAATAGTATTAATTTCATCAGAATAAATTTCTACATAACCATTATTGTTAATATTAATTTCTTAAAATTTTGAAATTAATATTAACCATTATTGTTAATATTAATTTCTTAAAATTTTGAAATTAATATTAACAATTGTTTCAGTTTTAAAATCTGGATGATTATCCACAAGCTCTACAATCATCATTCTAGGCATCCATTCGGTTAAGTCAAAAGAATTAAACACATCATTTTCATTCCCTTCAACATCAACAACTAAAAGATCAAACTTTTTTTTAACGTTAGCTTTTTTCAAGATTGTATCTAACCTTAATTGTTTAACAACCTGAGTAGAAAAAGAAGTTTTGTTTGCCCAATTAATATTTTCATATGCTGATATTTGATCGTTTGCTGCTGTGCTTATAGCACCATTAACAAAAATTTTAATTTCTTTTTCTTCAGATCCTACTGCATTATTATAAAAAATAATATTGTTATTTTTATTCTTTTCTTTGCATTTTTCAAAAAATTGATTGACTGGTTCAATATAAACTCCGCTCCATCCCAAATCTCCCAAAAAGGAAGTGTTTGAAAAACTAACCCCATCATATGCCCCAACTTCTACAAAAGTACCTTTTGATGTGCAACCAAAAAAATCTGTATAAATTTGCTCAAGATTTTTAATTTGGCAATCATTTCCTGGCTTATACATTTGCTTTAACATAAAGTGCATCCCCCCAAATACCACCAGCCCAATCTGTTTCTACCCTGGTTAATTTATATACAGAAAGAAACTCATCAATTTCCTCAATAAAGGCATTATTCTCATAAACCTCTGCCCTATTAACTTCACAATAAACATAATCAACTTGTTTCAGTGTTTTCTTTGCTCCTTTAAGAACTTCTAATTCATATCCTTGAACATCCATATTAAGAAAATTGTAGTTATATGTATCAAAAGAATCTAATTTTTTTACTTCTACTTCTTCAGTAGAAGGAAATACAACATTAGGGTGATGGGTAAGGTGTTCTTTTGGTTTTAAAATTGAGCTGCTTTGTTTCTCATTACTACTAACAAACATTTTAGAAACAGTTTCTTTTGATCCTAATGCAACATTAAATAATTTAATATCTAAACAATTAATATCCTTAATAAGGTTAGAAACACTATTAGTTAGGATAGAAAAATTCTCTTGAAGGGGCTCAAAAAGAATCATTTTTTCTATTCCGTTATTAACATAATCTTTTAATTCCTCTCCATAATGAGCCCCAACGTGAATAGCTCCATTGATATTCATCTCATATTTAGAAATTAATTCAGTAAGACTTATCAACATAATTTCCATCCATCTAGAAAGAGGTCTTTTGTGTCGTGTTTTAGAGGTGGACCAAACCAATTTTTAGGTGCAATAACGTGATCACTTTTTGCTAACCAAGCCCCCCACCAACTGTAAGAACTGTTTGCAATAATATGATAAGAACAAAGAGTCTGAAGACAAAGATCAACTGCAGTATTATTTGATTCTGAAATATTAAATCTGTCAGAAGAAAATAGTTTTTGTTCTTTACACCACCCAATATCATCTGAAAAAATAATAATGGGTAACTCAGGAAACGTATTTATGGCTTTTTGATAATATTCAATTGGTGGAATGGGATGATGCGTATATTTTAAATAATCTCCTCTTCTTACATGAAGTGAAATAACATCAGTCTTACCAAATACACTCATAAAATAAAGCATACAAGAGTCCTTTACTTCGTCAATAAAAGTAAAATCTTCGCGTATTTCTTTTTCTATATTCTTAAAATATTTCTCTGACTGAAAATAACCAAACAATGAAACATTATCAGGGCAATTTTCCCATATATTTTCATCTTTCTCAAAACAAGACTCTTCTAGTTGCGGAACATCTAAGAGCAGTCTTGGTGCATCTGGTAGCTTAAAACAATCAAAAATATTTACATCAGATCTGGCACAATTTGGATCTAGTTTTCCAACATATTCTTTTGGGGGAAGGCAGTATCCATAATTATGTTTTGCAGCAATACCTCTAAGGGAGGCATACTGGAACATTTGATTTCCAAGCCTACCCAAATTTCCTAAATGATTAAATCCTATCATGTGATTAGACTAATTAATTTTGAGATTTCAATAACGGCAAAGAACCCACAAAGGATCAGGGCATCCCACATTTTTAAAAAGACAAAGGAAGGAACAAGTAAAAATCCCCCAAGAGTTTTTACAACTAATCCGATTCTTATATCACCCCATAAGATGACGTAGTACCCAATGATTAAAAATAAGTTCCCCAAGTATCGGAGAACCGTAGAAAAGTCCATTAGACCACCTGTAATTCTAAGTCTTCGTAAAGGTAATCAATTAAAATTTCATAATCATCTTCTGGTTCTCCAGAAAAAACAACTCCATTTTGTTCGTAGTACCTCTTTACCTTCTTATATAGTTTCGGGTTTTTGATGCCCAAATGTAGTTCGCAATTTGCGGCTTTTTTAAGAGTGTCGATATCTTTTTTGAATTTAGAAGTCAGTGACATTTGTGAGTTTGGTTTTTATTATGTAGCAATGTTTACGGTGGACTTTAGATCCAGTGGAAGTCTAGCACGTTTATGGGTGGTTGTCAAGGATCGGTCCACCAATCCGGGTCTTTATGGGGTCGCCAGTCGGGTTCTGAGAGGCCGTTTTCGATGTACCAGTCTGAGATGGCCTTTGAGATTTTTTCAGAAATCTCGATCTGCTTCTTCCTCTCGGTCAATGTCTTCATATGCGCTTGCCACAAAGGGTCCATGGGGTTTTCTGGATTCTTGTTCGGCATATTTAGATTCGTATATGCTTGATGAGATCAGTAGGGATAGTTTGGTTATTATGATTATTATGGCTAGTGGGAGGAAGCAGAGGGTTATTATGAATGGGTAGTTCATGGTTGGGTTTGGGTTTTATTCTTTATGCTCCTTTAATTGACTGGAATTATTATTTATAAAAGAAAAGACCTCAAGAAGAGGTCTAATCTTTACCTTAAAGAGGCCAGTCAATTAAGGTAGAAGTATTTATTACCTAAAATTTATTAAGTATTTATACTTAACAGGTCCTAGTCGGATCGAACGACAAACGCTTCCATCCCCATATTTATAAAGCGATTGGTTTAGAAGACCAACTGGGGTGTAGGACCCATAAAACCCCAATGTTTGAGCATAAAAACCAATAAAAACCAGTACTTTCTAGAATTTTCCTAATTTTTACTTAAAGGAATCCAGAGGCTTAAGGGGTTATTTTTGATGGACCTGCCGTGATCGTGCTTCATAAGAACACGCCAGAGGACTGACCTCTATCGTTTTTTATTTAGGAGGGGTATCCCACACGAAGTCACTTATGGATTACGCTTCGTAGCCTTAAGAATCCTGCCATCATCTGATGGTGACTAGAAATCCCTGCCCAATTCCAGTTTATCACTAAATCCTCCATCACAAAACCGGTAAAAACTATGTGAAGGATTTAGTTGCTGCCCCATCTAAAATGGCGTCTTTTTGGGCTATGTGCCTAACGACTTCCACCTTTTAAGTATCTCACATGTTCTCTGATTTGTCAAGGGGTATGTGACAGTTGATCAAGTGGTCCTCCCCTTTTAAGTAAGTGTAAGTATACAATTGAGGCCAAGTGTCTCTTATAATCTCTGAGAGTTTATAAGGTGTAGTAGAAGTTATCATAAGTCTTGTGTGATAGACATAATAAAAAGGAATACTCCGAAACTTATGAAGAATTCGAGAATGGTGAGCATAAAAAGAGTCTTAGAACTCCCCTATTTATTTTATAGAAGACACCAGAATTTTTCCATATTAATTCTCTGGTCCTTTGTTTTCCAGCAGATTAAAACTACTTTTGATCTGCTGGAATCCTATAATAATTTTTTGAATAATATTTACATTATGGGGAATAATTTCTTTCACCATAGAAAATGATGAATTATGATTTTCATCAATTTTAAAAATTTGTGGAATTCCATAATAATCAAACTCGGGATGATATAAAATCTGGCTGTCTTGTTTAATAAGAGTTTTCATTTGAATTAGTTTTTATTTTGGACGGATTCATCCTAGCACTTTTTGTAGATTTGTCAAGGGGGTGTGCCAGTTAAAAAAGTGGATCAGATTCGATTACCAACTTCCAATCTCTTTTATAAGGAGTCGAGGTTGAATACACTCCAGGTTCAAATTGACCAGTTCTTAGAACTATTTCTAGAGCAGTTTGAGTTTCTTTATGTAACTCATAATATTCATAAGACAAATCATCATCTAATTCGCCATCTGGATATTCACCGGTTAAAATTTCATGAATATCCCCCTCCACAAAACTATTTCCATAGGGTCTTTTGGGGTCAATCTCTGGAGCACCATACTCACAATGACTCCACCCAACATACATAGATCTAAGTAATTTTATGTGAGATTCAGTAAGTGTAAATTTCATAATTGACAATTAGGATCAACTGGCCAACTCTTGCATAATCTCCGAGAGTCTCATCTGGGTATCATAAGACAAAGAATCTAGTTCTTTTTTATGGTCTTCAACTCGCTTTAAAAATCTCCAATAATCCTCCTTGATCTGATCCAAAGTAATGGCCTGATTATCGGTCAACCACTCATAATCATTCTGAACAACGGCGGCAGTATCCATAATTTCAGAAGTCAGGGTTTTAAAACGTCTAAACAACTGTTCTTCTTTCATGATAAATGCAAAGAATAAAAAGGATCATCGGCACTAATGGAAAGAACCATTTTGTCAAGATACCAATATTTGGTAAATCCATCGTCAACATCTTCTTGGCGAGCCTTGCTCTTAAATTCGTCAAACGAAAGCCCTCCAGAATAAGATGGAAAATCAGCAATAAAATATTCCCGAGCATCAGGAGCACAATCGTCTTCCTGGAGTAGTAAAATAGACATGGATATTATTCCTCAATTGTAGATGTTGTATTAATATAAGTTCTAGAACTCTGTGGAGAACCATCAATATAAAGCCCTGAAGGAATTACAAAAGTTTCCTGTTTAATGTTTACCACCTTATTAACAGCAATATCCAACAAGGCTTCTTTTATAGAGTCAGCAAAACCAGACTTCGTTGTTTCACCATCTGGACCATTGCGAAGCTCCCAATAAACGGGTTGGGAATTTGGGTTGTTCATTAGATATTCTCTAGTTCATTAGCGATAGCAAGAAGTTTTCTTTCTGTCGCTACCTGGACCTTCTTTTTATGTATAGCAAGATTGTAATTATAATCTCTCTGGCTAATTGAATCAACCCATAAATAGTCCCCAAAAGACTCATCACATGGACCGACCGGTTCCGCTTGTATGTCATCGATTTTAACAAGGGCACGGATGATAGCGGCGGCAATTTGTTCGTCTGTTGGGTAACTCAGTTCATCTACTTCATAGGTGGCCCTTATTGCATCAAGTACTATCTGAGTATCTGGAGAAATGTCTTTCATAAAATGGCCTCTAGTTCATCGACAATAGCGAGGAATTTGCGGCGAAAATGTTGATTGTTTTGCCACTCACGATCAGCTTCATCGTCCCAGAACTGACTCAAACCTGGGTTTGGTTCATCTGAAACCAGCTGGTTCATGGCTACACGGAGAGTAATAGCGGCAATGCGAGCCATACGAGCCGCCTCATTTGGAATGTCAACAGGATCAAGACCATATTCGCTTTGAGTTAGAGAGGTCAACACTATCTGAGTATCTGAAGATAAATCAGTCATAATTATCACTTTATAAGTTCATCTATAAGATCGATAAGTTTGCGGCGAATAAATTTCCGCTCTTCACAATTTTGCTCAGTAGCCAAGCAAGTGGCGGAAATAATTAAAGAAGCAACAGCAGCTTTAAGGCCGCTCTCATTAGTCTCTATAGTGATTGGCAAGAAATCATCAGTCATAGAGAGGCTAATTTTACAATGTGGTTGCAATGCTCTAATTATCTCATTAGTGCTTAGGCACACTTCCTGAGTATCTGGAGATAGGTTAGTCATTAGATTCTCCTTCAATTATGGAACATTGGATATAATTAGTGTCAAAAGATGACGAGTCAAGTGCAAGGCCCCAGATCGTGGTAGGGCCATGAAGCGAATAGATAAGACTAACTGCCCGTAGGTTGTCGGCTAGTATATATTCACTAAAATCGCTACTGATTACATATGAATGCCGAATCCATTGACTTTTTGTGGAAGTAGTTGGTTTGAGCCAAAATTGCCACCATTTGGGTTTGGTAATTATTGTCTTAATTTCCCTTGCCCACCAAGATAAAACGTGATTGATCGGAAACAAGTGTGGTGGCAAGAGCACGGCCTCTAGGCACGGCAAGCCATCTGGTCCTATTAATTGATCAGTCATAATCAGCACCTAATAAGTCCACCACCATGAATCTGATTTAACTGATTCTGATGAGAAGGAGGACCATAAGACGGGTCAATTTCGTGTTTAAAAACTAGGGCCAGATGTTTCTCAATAAGCTCTACTTGCTCATGAGTAAGAGCCATCCCAGATTGGGCCTCGCCACGACGAAGTTCAAAATAGCCTTGTAACCAATAGCAAAATTCAGTTGATTTCATAATTTAAACTCCTATTATGTAACACGTTTAAAAGGCGGTTCTCTTCCAATGATAAGGCATATATTGTAGCATCCTGTTCATGGAAAAATGTAATTAATTTTTTATCGCCATCATAAACCACCCAATCATTACATGCACAAGTTTCGGGATGACAATTGCAATAGTTTTGTTTGACTGTAAATCTCATATTTCACATAATAACAAGGTTTTAATGGGATGGCCTTGACCACACCATAATACTACCAGAATTCTCCTGATACATCAAGAGTACTATACCAGTTTAAAAATCGTCTACTTTTCTTCAACGAAGTTCTTAATCTGATCTGCCAGGGCCTGAATTTGGCGTACTGAAGGGAATGGAATGTTTCTACCATCCTCCTTGGCAGCCTCTTTTTTATTACAAAAATCTTCGGTGGCAATTAGTCTGGCTTCTTTAAAAACCTCAAAACGTAATTCATAAGGCGTCATTTGTTTTCTCCTGTGTTTGTGTGTGTTTGGACTTTTTGTCCAATCCGGTTATTAAGATTTGAACTTAAATTTTTCCTCCTCCCAAAGGAGGTGCCATAACCAAATTAGGCGATAACCGGTTGTAATCTATATAGCACGCTTTCTACTCCTTGTCTACCCACGGAGCCTTCATGCCCATTTCCCCACCTAAAAGACTCTGAGCATTGCTTCCATCAGGTTCTTTCTCATAATAAACAGCATCCTTAACTATTTTCTTTTGAGTTTCAGAATATTTGTCTTTTTCTATTTCCTTTAAAATAACCTCATTTTTCATATTAACTGGTTCTGGCTCTTCTAATTTTTCATAATTAGCAATAGCCTTATCAACATCTCTTTCAACACGTTGATCAAGAAGTTCTGGGGTTTTTATGATGTACTCATTGAGCGTATCATCAATCAAACCCCTTTTATAAAATTCTCTCTGGATCTCATCAACCAGGGGCCATAGTTTATCTTTCGGGATCTTAAAAACCCTAGAGATAAACTCTATAATGGCCTCAATAATAAGGGAAATTTTGGCCCAATCAAAAATAGTTCTTTTGGTTTTCATGAGTCCAAAAATCGTCGTGGATCATGTCATCATCATAAGGCTCCTGCATAAGTTCTTGGATCCTATAATTTAGGACCCTATTTAAAAGTAATTGATAGCTTTCTTCTTCAATCATCGTTTAATAATTTATCTAATGGATCGCCAGCTCCTTTTAATATCTGGCAGGCTCGTTTGTAGTACATATTATCGGTGTTACCCGATTCCTCCATCGTCTCTTTAATCTTTTTCCAATTGTCTCTGGTTTTTTGATCCATTTTAGTAACCGTGGTTTTCGATGGTTTTTGTATAATGTCTCATAATTTCACCAGCAACAGAATTGGCCTCATTTTCGCAATTTGATCCTGATGTTGGATCTAATTCTGCCCCTGAAATTTTTTGTTTATAATGGACCATCTCGTGGGCCAAAGTTCTCAAAATGTCTAATGGGTGACGATTGGATACCTGAATCTTTATAATGTCATTCATAAGATCAAAACACCCAAAGGTCTTGTTTTCAATAGAAAACTTTGGATCATTAATAACAACAATTTCTGGTAGATCTTCTAACTCAAGATAATCCTTTACAAATTTTGCAAAAGACATAATTTGTTTTTCTTTGGACTCTACCAGAAATTGTTTATAAAACATTTTTAATTCTATTTATCGGATTTCAAAGTCTAGTCTTTTTACACCACGTTTTTTCCTTTCCTCTTGCCACATAAGATCCGAATTAGTCAGATACTTATTTGAAGCCTTCTCATAAGTCTCTAGCATAACCACTTGAGAAAGATTAAGGGCCGTGATTTTATCATTGCGGATAGATGCCATATTCGGGCAACCGCAGGTTCCAGAACCATGTACTTCATTTCCACACATTCTACATCTAATTTTAATCATTAAAAAATACCTCAAGTTATTTGAACTTGAGGTATTTAGTGAATAATTTAAAGATCGTTCTTAAAAACTTCTAACTTAAGCCAATTAACCAAGGCATTAAGTTCCATCCGCTTTTCTTGCGGTAAATCAAACTTTTTATTATAGGAATAAAACTCTAATGCCTCAATGGCAAGTTTTCGGTCTTTTTGTGAAATCAGTGACATTTCTAATCCTCCCAGTTTTCGTAAAGAAATCCATCATTAGTTGAATAATGGATATGATAAATTCCGTTTTTTATAAGATAAATTGAACATAGCCTACACGGCCTGGCATTTCTTATGTATTTTTTACCATGCCCACCAACACGACAAACAACGATAGTATCGGCATTTTCTTTTTTCTTCAATAAGGCCTTGATTTCTGCATGAAGATACTGCTTTTTTGCAAGGGAATTATCATTAAAAATCTTCGCAGCATTTTGGGCCGCCCAATATTGAACTGGATGGGTCTTTTCGTAATCATTGACAGCGGCCGAAATGATCTTATTCCTTTTAAGAAGAATGGCTCCCATTTTTTTAGGGGCATCGGAGGCCATGGCAACGGCGATGGCCTGATCAAGAATACTCTTTTTTAGATGACTTTTTTGGATCACGATTTGCCATTAATCAACGAATAAAAATATTCCCTGGTCACAGGATCATAAGAATTTATAAGTTGACCCCAGTATTGAAAGGGAAGCCAGAGACGTGAAAGTTGGTAACGTAATTCGGACATGAAACATAATGCAACGAAACCCAACAATAACACAAAAAACAGGCAATCGTGTAATGAGTGGACAGTTTTCTTTTTGTCCATTAGAGTAGCATGAGTAGTGGAATAATAATTGTCAAACAACCAATAATGGCTCCAGACACTTCATTTAGTGCCTGGAGCAATGTACTATCGTCTTCCATTTTGCCAGTTAATAATTTCAGAAAGTCTCTCTGTTGTAAAAAAATTTTGTTTTAAATACCATTCGGACCAAAATTCTTGTCCTTTATCATGATTACATTCTTTACATGCACACACAATATTTGTGATTTTATCAGATCCACCCTTTGATCTAGGAATTATATGATCTAAAGTTAATTTTTCAGACGAACCACAATAAGCGCATTCATAATTCCACTCTTCTTTTATTGATTCTCTCCATTTTTTTCTTGCTTCTGAACTTTTGGTTGCTTCTAGGTTATAAAGGAGTTCGTCTGAAGTTGCGTAGAGTTGCATTCTTTAGAGTTGTACTAAGAATATTTAGTGTTTCTTTTAAGGTTATTAGAATGTAATGCACTTGTTCTTTTAGGGTTATTTTATGGGGCATTTCTAGTGTCATCTTTTTGTTGTTTTTTAAGTTTTCTCAATCCCTCTTTCCGTTCCATTTCCATAAATTTTATGCGGGCTAGTCTTTCGGGTGAATTTGGCTCGGTTCCTTCTCCACCATAATTAATGATAGCTGGTCTAGGAGTTTGTTTTCTCTGAATTTTTACTTCTTTTGCAACTTTTTCAAATTCTTTTTTAAATTTTTTTGTATCCTTTTTCTTCCCTTCTTCTAGAAATTCTTTGTAAGTTTTCATATTTTTCAACTATTATATAAATATATATGTATCATTAATTCGTATAATGTCAAGGGAATTTAATACTCCTCACCGTGAAAAGTGGAATGCGCCGATACACAATATACTAAAGGCGATAGACAACCACACACATGAATACTTCAAATCTCAAGACCCTTGGCACCTACAAAAAGCACAAGAACTTAGAGAATATGTTTCGGAACTTAAAACTTGGATACACCAAGAGGAGAAAAAATGATGAGTGATGTAGTTTGGTCAGTTAATATTTTACTTGGGATTGGATTGATCGCAGTTGCTTTTGTCCTTTATTACATCCTAACTCTAGACAATAAGGAAAAATAAAATGCACACCTATAAAATTAAAAAAATAACCAAAATTATTGATGGTGATACTTTAGACGTTGAAATTGATTTAGGATTTTCTGTAACAATAAAGGAAAGGATTCGTCTTAAAGATATTAATGCACCTGAAATAAGAACCTTAAATATTGAAGAAAAATCTAAGGGTATTTTAGCAAAGGAGTGGTTAGAAAAAGAGCTTTCTCAAAATGGTGAATGGGTTATTCAAACATTCAAAGAAGAAAAATATGGAAGAACACTTGGTATCATCTATCTAAAAGGAAATTCAATCACAGTTAATGAAAAAATGTTAAACGAAGGTATCGTTAGCCCATATTAAAAATCTATCGGTAAGATACTAATAATATCAATTTTTCTAAAACTCATAACCAACAAAAGAATATTTTCAAATGCAAGAAGACCAATCCCCAAAAGACAAGCAAGAAAACCCCTCGGGTCCACCAAAAAAAGGTCTTTGCCTTTTGGATAAACTTATTGTAGTTATTGTAGCAGTAACAATTGGATATGTTGGAATCACTTTTGTTAACTGCAACTTTATGGTCCCTGGAAGTATTGAGCGGGCAAATGCATTAGGCGGACTAAAAAACCCACCTCCTCTAGAATGTGAAGAATCTACAAGTCAAGGGTATAATGCTCTTTTTATGTTGCTAACTGCAATTTTGGGATTAAAAGCAAAAGTAGAGGATTAGACTCCGTGATAAGAAGTTTCTTCCACCAGACAGGTTCCTTTTGTTTCTAACTTTATAGACTGATCTGGATAAACAACAAAAATATCAAAATAATTCCGGCCTTCTATTAAATCAGAAGTTACTAGGTTATCCATGGTTAATTTTATTTGACCTTGTGTTCTATTAACATAAACAATACCAAACGTTTCAAAAGTGGCCGAAGTCGGGAATTTTTTTATCCTTGCAATAACAGTGCAATCCGTTAGATTAATAGGGGTTTTTATTTGGGATTTTTGGAACAGTTGAAAAGGTTCTTCAAAATCTGTTCCCTTAAAAATCCTAAATCTGACTACTTCTAAAACAGACATTAGAGACCTTCCATCCACAATTTTCCTTCGGCCTTACGACGACGGAGTAATCCAGCCTCAACAGAACTACCAGGGTTTTTAAAAAGTTCTAAAGTTTTAGGAATTGCTTTCCAGTCTTTTTCTCTCAGGTTTTTAGAAATGGTATTAAAACCAGAAGACCCATAAAAGTTAGCACCTAAATTATAGGCAAAAGATAAAAGTGCCCCTTGCTGATTCTCAGTCATTTCATTCCAATAAGGAATTTTCTGTAAGGAAGGTAAAAACTCACGGCGAAGCTGGAAGTATAGAAGATCATCCGCCTCATCTTGAGTAATAGTGTTCCCAATCATAAAACGAGATCCATCTTTTCTGCGAGTGCTGCCCCATCCGATTGTAATTGGGAGACCACCAGTGAGGGGATCATAATATGCTTTAAGATGACACCCCTCAAATTCCTTGATAAGTTTAATTCCAGGTTCTGGTATCCCTTCAAGTGTTGGTTCTACTTTTTCATTTCTAAAACGTCTTGAGAATTCATCTAGAATTTCTTTATGAACAGATGCCTGAATAAAATTCCACGCATCTACTTGATGTGGGAGTTCTTTATAAAACTTAGCGGCATCCGTGAATTTAATGGTCATCTTAAATTATCCTTTACAGGCACTTCTATTTATGGTAGAAATACCCTACCCCACCCATCAGCCGGATGTTTTACGGTCCACCTTTTTTCCATTGTTCTTCTTGAATAAACAACTCCTCTCCCTTTAGATACTGCTCCAGTGTAGCCATCCGCAAGATCTCCGTATGGGTCATTCGCCACGTAGTCTCCTTTATCAGTTTTGCCTCGAATTATAATCATATGGCCCGATCCAGTTGGAGCACTTTCTGGTCCTCTGTGTAAAAACCCAATCACAACAGGTCTTCCGGCCTCTAGTTCTTTATCAAGATCTGCAAATGTCATGTCATATCTAAAAACCGATTCAACACCATAACTTCTCAAAACTCTGGTCTGAACACCATGATCCGTAGATTCACCAATGACCAATACTTTTCTCAAATAAGCGTCATCGCCTTTTGGTCCAGGTGGAAGTGATCCGGGTTTTAGAAACTCTAGGCACATCGCACAGGCAGAAGAATTGCATGTGGAATCGGGTAGAGAAAAATTATCCGTTTGTGGATACCAGGGAACATTTAATAAAATACCAGATGGTTTTGTGACCTCTTCTGGTTCCCTATAAATCCTTACCCAATTTGCATTATCCTCAAGCAGTTCAGGAGCCTTTTGTTCTAGAAGTCGGACCAAATCATCAACGGCGGCCCGGTGTTTTGGTAGATTGTGGTTATAATATCTAAAGAAATTTTGAAGTTCTATTTTCATTACCATAAATAACTGTTACGTAAGTATTTAGTTTTCTGTGTGGTATTTTAACGGTCAGGAATTTAATGAAGTCGATAAAAAATATGAGGGATTTGTTTACTTGATAACAAACCTAGAAAATGAAATGAAATATATCGGCAAAAAACATTTTTGGGAAAGAAGAAAAAACCCAAAAACAGGAAGACGCCAAACCAAAGAAAGCGATTGGAGGACATATTTTGGCAGTTGTGATCAACTAAAAGAAGACGTTAAGGAATTAGGAGAGGACAAGTTTAAAAGAGAAATTTTATATTTATGTCCTCATAAAAAAAGTATGTCTTATTATGAGACATACGAGCAATTTAAAAGAAATGTTTTAATGGAAGAAAGTTATTATAATACCAATATTGAAGGAAAGTTTTATTCTAGTGAAGTCGAGAGGATTTATGGTTTAGTCACAGAAGCATTCGATCAACAAGAAAAATAACCTCATCGAGGTATTTGTCAGTAAGGTCTTTTTCTTGTTGTGATCTTTTTTCTGAATAAAGTTTATGCTTTAAAAGATTTAATCTGGCCTTTAAAGCATAAACGTCGGTTAAGTGAACCATTAGTCGTTTAAGTATTCAAGAGCAATGTCAACTACGCTATCTTCGGTTAGGGATTCAAGAATATCCAGGGCCTCAGATTCATTACTAGCATAACCGATATCTATAATATCTTCAAGGATAAAATCAATTAGATCATAATAATCTGACTCTTTTAATTGGCTTGCAAATTTGGCGGCGCGTTCACGAACACCAGTGCTGGCTCTTTGTGAAGAAAGTACCCCACCAGGAGCCGCGAATCTTACGCCTCTTGAAGATTTAACTTTAGCGGCTTTTTCTAGTTTTTTGGCTGCCTCGGCTTTTCTGGCAGAAATTTGCTTTCTTTGCACTGCTGGTTGACCAGATGTAGAGGCCGGTAGGGCTTTTCTTGGGGCCGAAGTTTTTACGTCAGTGCCAGTAGTACCTTTAGCGGCAACATCTAGTTTACGTTGAACAGCCGCCCGACGAGTTGCAGTTTCTGGGCGAGCCGGGGGAAGAGCCTTTGGTTTTGCAAAAGCATCACCTACTTCTTTTTTTGCGGCAGCGGTTCTTTCGGCCTTACGCTGTTCATAATCTGAACGGGTCATTCTAGGAGTTTCTTTTTTGCCAGCCTTTCTTTGCAGTGCAACACCAACTTTACGGATAGCCCGACCCACTGAAGAAGCCGCACTACCGGCCTTTTCTTTAGTGGATGGTTCAAAATCTAGGGCCATTTGACCAGAACGGGTCGCTCTACCAGACTGACGTGAAGAAAGACCAGATTTAGAAGCACTTGTTCCACTAGCCATCATTTTTTTACCAACACTACTAAGAGCCTTGCCACCACGACGAATTAGACCTTTAAGGAGAGCCTTGCCTCTTTCAACAACTGAACCACCAGCGGCTTTTGCAGCACGTCCCATACCACCAGAAGATCCGGCAATCCCCTGCTTGACTGAAGAAATAGGGCCACTAAGTTTAGACATCCTAGATTTAACGGAACGACTTGCAGTCTTAACCTGACCAAGTCGTTTTGCCCTACGCTCAACTTCTTGAGGGTCAAAACGATAAGTTTTACCGGTGGTTACACGACCTTGAGCCGAACCAGCAAATTTAGACCGATCTTTGGCCCTAGTTACGGTTGCCTCATAAAGAACATCAGAAATAAGTTGATCATAAGACTCACAGATTACTTGATCCTCTAAGGCATAATCAATCATCTCAAAAGATTCTTCTAGGGTATGGCCATAATCTCGGAATTCCCAGACCAGTTCTTCGATTACTTCTTCAATGTGTTCAGGAAGCATATAATCAACAAATCGAAAATTGTCAAAAGACTCTTCAATTTTGCGGTGGTCGTAGATTTCAGAGTAGGCTTCAGTCAGGGCGTATTTATACATATTTGTCGAATGGTTAAGTTCTTTTATTATTTAGTAAAAAAGCCCCGTAAAGGGGCCAGAGTTTCATAGTTTAAAGTCAGCAAAACTATCTGGTTTAATGTCCTGATTAAGACCACCGACTAGATAAGACGTAATCTGAACCTCTTGAGGTGCAACCTGCACTCCCTTTGAACTGAGCCAATTATCTGTCCATGGAAGAGGATTATTATTAGCCGGAATATCATAAAGAGGTTTAAACCCAATAGCCTTCATACGTCTGTTACAAACCCACTCAACATATTGACAAAGAAGAGCGGAGTTTAACCCTATAAGCGAGCCGTCCTTAAAAATATATTCGGCCCATCTTTTTTCTTGATTAACTGCCTCTTCAAATGTCTTATAAACCCATTGCTCTTCTTCTTTTGCAATTTTTACCATATCAGGATCATCACCTGATTTCCATTTTGAAAGAATATTTTGGGTTATATTTAAATGAATGGCTTCATCGCGGCTAATTAGCGAAATAATCTTAGCACTTCCTTCCATCAACTTCAGCTCACCGAAAGCAAAAGAGCAGGCAAAGGAAACATAAAAACGAATTCCTTCTAGAATATTAACAGTCATTATGGCCCGGTAAAGTTTTCTCTTTACTTCATAAAGTTCATTTTTACCTAGTTCTACACCTTCATTATTAAATTGCCAAAGATTTGAAGAAGAGTATTGTTGAGCATGTTGAATGTATTCATCATAATTATCAGTAATGCTCTTGGCTCTTTCTAAAATTCTATCATCTCCAATAATAGTATCAAATATTTCAGATGGGTTAGAATAAATATTTTTTATAATATAAGTGTATGATCGACTATGGATCATTTCCATAAATCCCCAGGCCTCTATACATGATTCAAGTTCTGGTAAAGAGCAGTAAGGCAGAAAAGCGATTGAAGTTCCTCTCCCCTGAACAGAATCAAGCATAATCTGGTACTTTAAATTGGAAGTATAAATGTGCTTTTGTTCAGGGCGAAGAGTCTGATAATCCGCCCTATCTTTTTGAAGATTTATTTCTTCCGGGCGCCAGAAGAAACTGAGCTGCTGTTGTGTGAGTTTTTCAAAAACTGGGTATTTATACTCATCATATCGTTGGATCCCCAATGGAGCACCAAAAAACATTTTTTGCTTTTTGGTGTCAATTTCTTCTGTATTAAAAACAGTCATTCCTTTTACTTTAGACATAGATCTCTTAGATTAAACGTTACATGCAATACATTCTTCTTCTGATGATAAAATTTCAGAAATTAAATCATTATTTTTAATTTCTTCGGCAGAAACATCATCAGTTTTGCCGTCATATGTGTTATGATAATATGCAGTCTTTGCACCATATTTGTATAGTGAAAGAACGTCATTTACCAAAACGCTAACAGGTACTTCATTGTTTTGGTAATTTTCGGGATTATAACTTGTATTTACACTAATGCCCTGGTCAAAGAACTTTTGCATAACAGAAACACAATTAATGTATCCTTCATTTGAAGACATTTCCCAAAGAAGTGTATAATTGTTTTTTAGTTTATTATACTGAGGTACAATCTGTTTGAGAGTTCCTTTTTTAGATTGTTTAATAGAAAGATAATCCCTAGGAGGTTCTACTCCATTTGTTGCATTACATGAAACTGAACTGTTGTGAGATACTAGCCCTTCACAGTTGTAATGATGAACTTCTGGAACTTCAATGTCGTAAGTTGGAAGAATTTCTCCTTCAAATTGAATCGTTTTTACTTTCATGTGTCTCCTTAAATTTTTTGTACTCGGTTAAAAGGTGGGTTTTAGTAATAGAACATTTATGTTGTTTTGAGCCATTAACACTTCCCGGAAGCATTTCTAAATTTACTATTGATCCAATTATTTCTGGGGGAATATTATTTATAAATCCCATTTTAATTGAATATTTGTGATCTAATTGAAATTCTCTAGATCTTAATTCTAAATTCTCAATTGTTCCACCGTAAAATAATAAACTCTGATTAGTATACCTAATTACAAGAGTTTTATATTTTTTAAAGTCGTCAACGATGTCATTTTCAATCCATACTCCCAATTCCTCCATTCTTTTTCTATATTTTTCAGATACTTGAAGATAAACTTCTTGCCAAGTATCAGGATATTTTTCACGAAGATATTCTGTGTTTCTTGTATGATTAGGTTTTTTCTTGTCTATTTTATTTAAAATAACGGAAATTTCATCCTCGCTATAACCTCGTTGTCTATAATATTCTCTATGAACACCAGAGGTTGATCTTTGATATTTACTAACTTCAATTTTAGCTTCTTCTAAACTATATCCACGATGAGTCCAATATTCTACAGTTCGTTTAGATTTTCTTTTCATAGCATATGATTTTTCCTCTTCCCAGGTTTCCCCATATTTTTCTTTGAACCATTCATCAGAAGACGGATATGCGCTGGTTAATCTAAATTTTTCATACATTTCTAAACCTTTTTCTTCTCCATGCCTTTTTATAAAAGCCTCTTTTGTTTGACCATTATCTATTTTATTTTGTTTAATAAGCTCAACAGCCTCATCATAAGAAAGGTTTCTTCTGTACATCCAATATTCTGGTTCATATTGAAGTTTTCTTTTATTTGGGTATAGAAAAACATAACTAACATATTTTTTAACAACTTCAATATTAAATCTTTCTGGTGGAGTTTCTTCAAAAGGCTTTCTTAGTGACCTAGGATCAATTTTTCCGATTTGTTTCAATTCTTTAAGAAGTTGATGAGGATTATGAATATTAAATTTAGTTTCCATTAGTGTAGTTAATTTTATCTTCATTGATGCCTTTACTAAACTATTATTATTTAGTAAAGTAAAGGCATCAACGCATTA